AGGTCAAGGTCAAGGTCAGGGGCGAGGTCAAGGTCAAGGTTGATGTTGTTGCTTTCTGTCAAAATGCTTGTAATAATGTTGGTAACAACACCAAGTCTTTTGACTTTGGCTGGCGCCGAAATATATATAGGTGTACTAAAGTTTAATGTAGCAATGTCAATTTCGCTGTCGGTTCCTACTGGAATAGTTCTGTTGCTAAACTCGACCTTGTCTAAATTAACAACGCTCAAACTTGTCCAATCTAAATAGTTGTCAGAAGTTTGTATTTCTAAACTTGGATTAAACAGCATTAGTATCTGTTCTAAAATTTGCAGTTTTTGATCAGTGTTGCTTGACCAAATGTCCACGTTTAGCGTCATTGTGTACGGTGTTGGCATAAGCCGTTCAATTGTGTAGTTTTTGCCTTGTGTGTTTAGGTATTCATTCCCGTCAACGTCAAATGCCTGTTCTCGAATGTTTACTTTACTTACGAAACTAGAATCACTGGTTCTAGTACGGTCGATGTCCAGCCCTGTAATGTACACGCTCATACGCGGAACACTGATTAGTTTATTTTCACTGTTTTCTTTTATGATCGATGCAACCTGACGAGTCATATCGCCGTACATAACAGGAATCTGTTTTATGTCGCCACTGCCATTTTTCCAATGGAAATTGCTCATCAAGCGTATTACCTGAGTAATATATCTTTTTACTTGGCCGTCGTAAAAATGTTGTATGTTATTTCTCCTGTATGACTAAATGAAAGTGCATTAGTCGTCTGCTTTTGGTCTAAGCGCATTTGAAAGGCTTTGCCGTTCTTCAACACTTTCTCCGCCAATGCTGTTAATAGTTGTATTGTTGACAAACGAAGACTTCTGAGTTTGTCTATCGTTGGTATTTGTCAAAGTGTGTCTTACATTGTCTTCTATCTTTGACCATGCTGTGCCGTTGAATCTATATAATCTGTTTGGCATAAAATCGGTGCGTAAAATATAATCACCTTCTGTGCCATTTGTAGGGAATTCTCCGCCTACACCAAAGTATTCTCCGTTTGGCGGCAACCCGTCTCCTAGTAGATATCCGCAGTATCCTGATCTTTCTGGAGACATGCTTATTCTATCTGCTAGTATATTAGAGCTAACATTGATGTCAGACGAGTCAACAGTAACTAGTTCGGGCTTGCCGTCCGCATCAACTTGTAAAGTATAAAAGTGGCTGGTGTCGTATCCACTTAGCTTTGCATCGGTTTCGGCCTGACCGATGATTGCATTATTGATTTGCATATCGGTTTCGTATGTGCTTAATACGTCGCCGAGGGTTTCGGTAGTACCTTCGCCGGTTGGCATGTTAAGAATATCTTCGTATTCCTGACTGGCTGTAATTTGCTTTAGTTTGAGTCTATAAAGATGTGGATACCAAGTTTGGCTGTATCCTTCGCTTGCTCTTGTAACTTCCTCAACGACATAGAATCTCTTTAATGCCACCGAAAAGTCGTTTAGCGCATACTCATCTTCGAGGTGAGGAAGTTCTACAACATCGCCTGCAATAATTTTTCGTCCAATTGTTTTTACAGAACCGTTAATGTGAACAGTTAGATAAAGAATATCATTTGACAAAAACAAACCAAATTGACTTAAATTAAAATCATTGTCTGACACATTGTATACAGCCCTTATTTTGTAAACATCAGTATCATACTTTCGATCTCTGTTTTCCAAGAAAACAAAATCTTGAATATTAAACGGACTGTTGGTGCTGTACTGCGGTGTTCCGGGCGTAGCACTTGCATCTGTAGGATTCTTTGGTCCTAGATATTTGTAGATGTGCAAGTCAGTGCCGCCGATTGCAAATTGCTCATAGATAATCCTATCTAGAAATTCGTAGTCTTTGGTTTTTTCGGGTCTAAATAAACTGAGTCTTGGCATACAGATATTTATCGTATAAATACTATAGGAGACAAAAATGGCCGATAATGATTTAACAACACAAAAACAAGAAATATTTGATTACGTTTATGACATGCTCGGCGGAGGCATGGTTGACGTTGAACTAGAACCGAGAAATTATAACAGCGCATTAACTAGGGCACTGGCACGATACAGACAAAAGTCCGATCACAGTGTCGAAGAAAGTTATGTTTCTTTGCAATTTGTTGAAGACCAAAACGAATATATTATGCCACGTGAAATAATGGAAGTTAGACAGATATTTAGAAGAAGTGTGGGCGCACGTAGCGGCGGCGGCGATGGAACCGGCGTGTTTGATCCGTTTAATTTGGCGTACACCAACACCTACTTGATGGCAGGATCGGGAATGGGCGGACTTGCGACTTATGAATTGTTTTCACAGAAGCAGGAATTGCTTGCACGCATGTTTGGCGGCAACATAGAATTTAAATGGAACAATACAACAAAGAAACTAACCATTCTTACCCGGCCCAGGGGAGATGAAACGGTTCTGATATATGTTTACAATCATCGCCCTGACAGTCAGCTGTTGCTAGACTACTTGGCTAATCAGTGGATTAAGGATTATACACTAGCCACTTGCAAGTACATGCTAGGTGAAGCGCGCGAAAAATTTGCTACTATTGCTGGTCCGCAAGGCGGAACAAGTCTCAATGGAGGAAGCTTGAAGGCCGAAGCCCAAGCAGAAATGGAAAAACTAGACGCCGAGGCAAGCCTGGCAGTGTCGGGCGGTAAGGGATATTCCTTTGTAATCGGTTAAATAACATTTTTGGTTGACATTATCTTGATAATACTTTATTATATAAAGAAAGGATCAAAATGACGCTACCTAAGTTATTAGTTATAGGCCACGGAAGACATGGCAAAGACACAGTTTGTGAAATATTAGAACAACAGTACGGGTTTAGTTTTCAGAGTAGTTCAAGATTCTGTTCAAAACTTTTTATATACAACGACCTAAAGGACAAGTACGGATATGCTGATGAGGAAGAGTGTTACAATAACCGCCATGCTCACAGAGCAGAATGGTATAATTTTATCTGCAATTATAATGTTCCTGATGCAGCGCGCCTAGGCCGAGATATATTCAAACAACACGATATATATTGTGGACTGCGCAACAAGAAAGAATTCTTTGCAATGCAGAACACAGGAGTGTTCGATTGTGCTATCTGGGTAGATCGGTCTGACCACCTCCTTTTGGAAAATAGGTCAAGTATGACATTGGAACAGTGGATGGCCGACTTCACTATTGATAACAATGGCACACTCGAGGAACTGGAATTTAACGTTGCTCAACTAATGAAACATCTAATTAACTGCTAGTTTAATTGGGTTAAAACCGTTTTTTATCTACAGATCTGCTAAATAATATTAACAACAGATCCATAGGAGAAAAATACAATGGCATTAGTATCACCGGGCGTTCAAGTTTCAGTTATCGACGAGAGTTTTTATACTCCATCAGAACCGGGTACAACCCCAATAATTTTTATAGCAACAACTGAAAACAAACCAAATCCAGGAAAAACTGGAATTGCACCGGGAACATTAGCATCAAACGCCGAAAAAGTTTATCTGGTAAGTTCGCAAAGAGAACTTTCGGAAACATTCGGAGACGCAAAATTTTATACAGATTTAAACAATAACCCAATACACGGCGGCGAGCAAAACGAATACGGTCTACAAGCTGCTTATTCATTCCTAGGTGTTTCAAATAGAGCATACGTGGTAAGAGCAGATATTGATCTTGCAGCACTGGACGCAAGTGCAGAAGAAACTGCTGGCAAGCCGACCAATGGCGCATATTGGTTTGCCACCAATGATACAAACTACGGAATCTTTGAATGGAATGCTGCTCCTGCAACTGCAACCAACGGACAGAGTTTTTCAAACAAAGTTCCGTTGGTGATCACAGACACTACCAAAGTTGTTAACTTTGCTGGCCAGGACTTTGCTCCAAAAGGCAGTGTCGGTGCAATTGGCGATTATATTATTGTAGCAGTTACAACAGTCAACAAGCTATGGTACAAAGCAGCAAGCGGTATATGGCACGAAGTTGGATCATCTAGCTGGGTTGGCAGCATTCCGGCAGTTACTAGTACTGCCAATGTTACTAGTGTCGTTGACAGCACAACTTTTACTATCAATGGCACCGACGTTCCGGTAAACGGAACAGTAGTTGCTGACTTTGTTAATGATGTCAGTGCCCTTGCAAATATATCAGCCACGCTTGTAAACGGTAGAATTACAATCTCAGTTGCCGGTGCCCCTGGCGCCGATCTTACAATTGCCGGAGATACCGCATTGTTAACTGCAATCGGAATACCAGCAGGTACATACAAATTACCAAGATTAACAATTGCACCTCATACACAGGTTCCTCAGTACAAAACAGGCAGCAGCGACGTTGCCCCAAGTGGCAGCTTATGGATAAAAACAACATCGCCTAACCTTGGTGCAAACTGGAACGTTAAAGTTTACAATTCATCAACTGATGCATGGGCACAGGTGCCTGCACCAATTTACGCAACAAATCATGCAGCATTATTTGCACTTGACCAAACTGGAGGCGGCACAAATATTTCTGAGGGTAGTTTGTATATTCAAAGCAATGTTGCAGAAGATACTAGTCCTATTGGATCATTTAAAATTTATCGCAGAAACGGCACAGGACCGGTGTCGATTGTCAGCGCCAAGGTAACAACGCAGGTTACTACAGCAACATATACATTTGAAATACAAGAAAGTGTAATTGGATCAGCAAGTTTGTCCGGTATAACATCTGTGGAATTTGATGCCACAGGCGCCGTCACCGACGCAGAAGCAATTGCAAGCGCAATAAACACAGCAGGATTAACCCACGTTATTGCAAGTGTTGATAGTCAAAACCGTGTGGTAATCAGTCACAACACCGGCGGCGAAATCCGTATAGTTGACACCGACGGTGGAATATCTAAAATATTTACAGTGTTTGCCGCTGGTGCACCAGCATCAACTACCAACTTGTATCATGTTCCAGGAACCGACGGTTCTGGCATAGCCGAGTACATGGTATCATATTGGAAGGTTTTGAACAGCACTGCAAGTATAGGAGAACCGACTACAACTCCCGCAGACGGCGCACTCTGGTATAGTAGTATCATTGACGAAGTTGATATAATGTATCACGACGGAAATAAATGGGTTGGTTATGCAGACGTAAATGCAGTCCCAGGAGCAAACCCATCTGGGCCAATGGTTGCAGCATCTGCTCCGACGTTACAAGCAGACAACTCTGCATTAGTCGAAGGAGATATTTGGATCTCTACTGCTGACATCGAAAACTTTCCAACAATTTATAAACGTACTGCTGGCAAGTGGGAACTGGTTGACAAAACTGATCAAACCAGTGAAACTGGCATATTATTTGCAGACGCACGTTATAATACAGGCGGCGCAAACAGTGATGTTGCAGGGGATATTGGTGAAATGATGTCAAGTGATTATCTAGATCCAGATGCACCGGATCCTGCACTTTACCCACGAGGCATGTTGCTGTGGAACCTGCGTAGAAGCGGATTTAATGTAAAGCGTTTTGAAAGAGACTATATTGATATTAATGACTTGAACACTAGGTTCAACGACGAATCAATGAATGGCTACGCTCCTAACCGATGGGTTACCGAAAGTGCTAACAATGCAGATGGATCGGGAAGTTTTGGACGTATTGCACAGCGCAAGGTAATTGTACAAAAACTACAATCTGTGGTCAATAGCAGTGACGATGCACGTGATGATGAATCGCGTATCTTTAACTTGATTTCAACACCAGGATATCCAGAATTAATTGGCGAAATGGTCAACTTAAACTTTGATAGAGGATTAACATCTTTTGTCATTGGTGACAGTCCATTAAGACTAAAACCAAATACAACAGAGCTCAACAACTGGGCAACAAACGTTAACCTAGCAGTTGAAGACAATGACAATGGCTTGGTAAGCAGAGACGAATACCTGGGTGTTTATTACCCTGCAGGATTCACAAGCGACAACGCAGGCAACAACATTGTTGTCCCAGCAAGTCACATGGCACTAAGAACAATTGCACTCAGCGATCAAGTTTCGTATCCGTGGTTTGCACCAGCAGGAACACGCCGTGGTGGTGTAACCAACGCAACAGCAGCAGGTTATATCAGCAGCGAAGGTGAATTTGTAAGCATTGCACTAAACGAAGGACAACGAAGCACATTGCAACTAAACAATGTTAATCCAATTACTTTCTTAAATGGAGCAGGACTTGTTATATTTGGTCAGAAGACTCGTGCAAGAAATGCAAGTTCGTTGGATAGAGTCAATGTTGCCAGACTGGTAATATACTTACGTAGCCAGTTGAAGATGGTTGCAAAGCCATACATCTACGAACCAAACGACAAAATCACACGTGACGAACTCAAGCAGCAAGTCGAAAGCTTGATGATTGAATTAGTTAGTTTACGAGCATTATATGACTTCCTTGTAGTATGTGACGAATCAAACAACACACCTTCAAGGATTGATAGGAATGAACTTTATGTTGATATTGCAATCGAACCAGTTAAGGCAGTTGAATTTATTTATATTCCGTTGCGCTTGAAGAACACAGGCGAAATTTCAGGTCTATAAAATAGTACAAAGACAAAGGCGGCTCTATGCCGCCTTTGTCTTTGACCAAATCCATTTACTACTACCACAATCGTATATTCTTAGGTAGCCTTGCGATTCTCTTAATTCTCTTTCAGATAATATAGAACCTGTTGGCTTACGTAACGAATATCTATGATACCTTTGATTTTCATTGTTACAAAAATACCAATAATTAGGAACTGATGTCGAAGCATACTTAAATCCAATTTTACTATACACACTACTAGATGTTTCCCACCTCCTATCACTAAAACTAATTACAGTTTCGGGATCATAATTGTTAATAAACCATTTAAACAATCTTCCAGCTGCGCCTGTAACTTGCGTGTTAATTAAAGAACAAAATCTATTTAACTCCCATCCTTTAATACCCTTCGAAATGTCTCCATTTAAAAAGGTCATTACACTAACAAGTTGACTGTTATAGTACAATCCAACTCTAACATTTGATCTTCCTACTCCTTGAATATGATTTTGTTTTATAAACGTGTTAGCTGTAGATGCATCAATTTCTTTGATTATGCATTTTCTCGCATAAATTTTATTTTCAATTTTACCTAGCCTCATTAACAATCTTGATTTAACAATATCTATATTGTTGACCCATTCATCTTCAAATATATGAATTAAATCAACTCCTTTGTCCTCGGCTTGTAGTTTTTTATTTAAATGATACTTGTTGTCTTTGTATACTTCACTATGCCAGTATAGACCATTGTATTCTATTGCTAAACTATGATTAGGAATAAATATATCTAATTCTTTCGGAGATATGATCGAACGATTGTTGGTTTCAATTTGTACATATTTTGATAAAAACTCAGCTAATTCTTTTTCCTGATTACTGGTTCCGGTCTGTAACGGATAACAAACATTGCACATTTCTTGAGTAATCTTACTTGTAGTAGCGTATTGTCGAGATCGTGTAAATTTGTTATTACACAAATTACACTTAATATGTAATAAGTTGTCTATAACTGAAATTAACGTATACCCGTTGTCAGCAAGCCTGGCAGATGCATCTTTGATACTGTTGTTTTTTTTTAATAATGCTGTTTTTTTGGAACTATTGGAAATCTTTTCTTTTGATTCACTTGAATGAGTTTTTCCTTTAAAGAATGCAATGTTGTATCCATTTTTAATTTTAGTTTCGATTGACTTTAATGCTTGTTCTTTGGATATAACTTGCGTTGCTCTCTTTTCTTTAATTTTATTTTTAGTTTCCATAGATCGTGAAGTTCCTTTAACAGGATGACTGTCAGTTTCTCGCCAATAAATATTACGCTCAACTGCTTTTGCAGAAAGTATTTCTTTTTGTTTCTGGCTCATTGACTTGTTCTTGTTATGTGGAATATTTCCTTTGTTAGATTGAGAGATCTTATCTTTGGATTCTGATGACATTTTATTGTTAAAGTTAGGATTTCTTTTTCCAGAATTTTGAAGTTTTTTTAGCTCTTTATATTCTGGAGATGCTACTTCTCCATATTTCTTTTTATAATCAATTGTCGATATTCCGTGAGATTTTAAATGCTTCCATGTTATTATACTTGAAAACTCTTGCAAGCAAATTTTACACCTAATCATATGTTGATATCCTTATTCAGTCAACTAACATATTTATGTAACTTTTTATGAAAATTTTTAAATATGATTAACAATTAATATGCAAAATGAAATATAACCCTCTAAATGATAAATACTTGTAATAAGGAGTTAATAATAAATGGCAATATCATCATTAACAAAACTATCAGTGCCTCTGGCAACAAACGACAGTGCAAGCGCACAGGGCTTGCTTATGCCCAAGCTGCAATATCGTTTCCGTGTAACACTCGAAGGTTTTGGAACCAGTACACCTAGCACAGAGTTAACCAAACAGGTTATTGATGTAACTAGGCCAAACCTTACTTTTGAAAACATGGTACTTGATGTTTATAACTCAAAGGTAAACTTGGCAGGCAAGCATACTTGGAACCCAATCACGCTTAACTTGCGCGAAGACGTGAACAACAACGTTCAAAAACTAGTTGGCGAACAACTACAACAACAGTTTGATTTTATGGAACAGGCTAGTGCGGTATCTGGACAAGATTATAAGTTCTTAACTAGAATTGAAATCCTAGACGGCGGCAACGGCGCGTTTGTCCCAGTTGTACTTGAAACATGGGAAGTATACGGTTGCTACGTCAGCGAAGCAAACTACAACACACTTGCTTATTCAAACAGCGAACCTGTAACAGTTTCTCTAACAATGCAGTACGACAACGCAATTCAAGTCGACGGCAGCGGCGGAGCAGCAGGAGTCGGCACATTAGTAGGTAGACCTGGCGGATCTCTTTCAACTGGTACTTAATCTAACCAACACATAATTGCTTAGAAAAGGAGAACAACTTGTTCTCCTTTTCTATTATGTACGCATAGAATTATATAAGATAAATATTAGTATGAATAACTTTGACAATCTTACGGTAAAAGACTACGCACATGCTTCAAAATTATATGTCTCTGGTGACATGCGTCTTGCTCCGAAGTTTAAACATTTATACCATGTTGTATTCAATGTTAATTCACAAGCAAAATTACAATCACCATTGTTATCCGGAGTTGACGCGTCAGAAGTAAACATATTAGCAAAGAGTGTTGAGTTGCCGAGATACAATTTGCAGACAGCTTCGCTTAATCAATACAACAGAAAAAAGATTGTGCAAACTGGCATCCAGTATGTGCCAATTAATTTAGAATTTCACGACGACAATGCTGGACTAACCAGTCTGTTTTGGGAAGCGTATTTTAGGTATTATTATACCGATAGCAGCTATACTTCTCGTGATGCATCGGGTGCTCCTAATTCAACAACAGAAGCTTATCAAAAAGTTGCAAATGGGCTCAATAGAGGTTATGGCAACAGCGAAACACAGAACTTTAGATACGGACTGGATCGTCCAAACAAGTCACAGAACTTTCTTAACAGTATTCAAGTGTATCAATTACATCCGCAAAACGGAAGATCTACATTTACCAGCTTTACATTGGTTAATCCGTATATTGAATCGCTGGTGCATGATACAATGCGGCAAGAAGGTTCCGAATTTTCAGTCAACAGAATGTCAATTAACTACGAATCTGTGCAGTACGGAAGAGGACAAACAAGTGTTGATTCTGCGCCGCAAGGATTCGGTACACCACAACATTACGATACATATCCGTCACCGTTGCATACAACACCTGGCCCAGAATCATCAATACTTGGCGCTGCCAATAGCGTAACGGAATTAAACCGCCGCGGCAGAAACAGCACAGCGTCTGAAATTCAACGTAGATTCTATCTAGGCATCAAGGACCAGCCACTGCCCGGCGCCCCACCCACTTCGACACCTGCAAGACAATTTGGCGCGTATTCGTTTGCCAATATACCACTAGTAGGTAGTGAGACTATAGCAGAAGCAAAGAGATTTTAATGTCAACAATTGGAAATTCACAACAACCTGCAGACAGTGCAGACAAGACGCGCTTACTGTTTGACAGATATTTTACACAACAATTATCGTATCCGAGCAACCAAGTTAACGCAGTAGTAGGGTTTTTTGAAAAAAGAGGATTTGACGAACTTGCATCAACTAGTGTCACAGGTGTACTATTACAACAAGCAAAGATTGATGGAACAAACGTGTTCGAGCTACTGGACAGCTTAAAAGGGTTTGACAAGGTAAAATTGAGCAACTTGGTAACGGCTGTGTTAAATGCTAATCGTAGTAAAGTTAGCAAACTTGGATACCGAGAGTCTCCTAACCTAGACAATCTCGAAGCAAGAAACATTGTTGTCTAATGGCAAAATATGCACAAGGCAAATACACTATTAAAAATCCTGATAAATACGTAGGTAAAAATTCTCCTACGTTTCGAAGTGGATGGGAATTTGCCTTTATGAAGTTTTGCGATGAGAATCCACATGTGACTAGCTGGGCAAGTGAAGCTATACGTATTCCTTATAAAAATCCGTTCACAGGAAAAAACACAATATATGTACCTGATTTTTTCATAGCATATACTGATGCAAAAGGGAAGCAACATGCAGAGCTAATTGAAGTAAAGCCTGCAAATCAACAAATTAAAGAAAAAGCAAAAAGTCAAGTGCAGCAAGCACATTGGGTGTTGAATCAGGCCAAGTGGGAAGCTGCAAGAGCTTGGTGCAAACAAAGCGGCTTGGTATTTAGAGTAGTAAATGAACACGACATGTTTCACAATGGAACTAGAAAATAATTGCTAAATAATAGTAGTATATTATAGGATATGGTTATGACAAAAAAATTAGAGGATTTGCTGGGATTACCGAGTTCAAAAGAAGTAATCAAAAAGGCCAAAAAGCAAGAACACGACCAAGTAACTTATAAAATAGACCAACAGGCAAAAACCTTTAGAGACATTGAAGAATTTGACAAGATCAGTCTAGCGTTGCCTGCAGTAAAAGGGCTTGGCGAACTAGCAGATACTGAATTAAATGAAGTTTCAGAAAAAGCAATGGCAGCTTATGATGATTTAATGGACTTGGGTATGAATGTCGAAGCACGTTATAGCGGCAGGATATTTGAAGTTGCAGGCAATATGCTAAAGACAAATCTTGATGCAAAAGTAGCCAAATTAGACAAAAAACTAAAAATGGTAGAATTGCAGCTTAAAAAAGAAAAGATGGACAACGACAGTAATGTCACCCCTGATGGATTTACCGAAGGCGAGGGTTATGTTGTAACAGACAGAAACAGCTTACTTGAGCGTCTCAAAGGTCTTAACAAAGATAAATAATAAGTAATAGGACCCTAAAATGAAAACTTTAAAACAACTTTTATCAGAATCAAAAAAGACGTATCCGTTTAAGATTGGTATTGCAGGAGAATTAACCAACGACTTTGAAAATACCCTCAAAGATGCTCTTGGAAAGTTCGGTCTTGAATCGTTAAGTGCCGTTAAAAAAACACCAATTCAGTCACATCCGTTAGATTTTCCAAAGCTGGAAAATATGGAAGTAGCATACTGGGATGCAATTTTAAATTACCCAACAACTGACGAAGTTCTAAGACAATATTTAGGAAACTTTTGCACTATACATGATTCTAACATCATGGTACGAAACGCACTTGGTCCAGTTAACAGACAAGAACAACCAGATGGTGACGATTCACCGTATGAAGCTCTAATAACCAAAGAGGAACTTGATTGCGATTCTGCACAAGATTCAGTCGGTGATAGCCGTGTTATGGAATTATTAAAAGAGCTGGAAAAAGCCCGTAATGAACGCAACATAGGCGACAGCGGATTTAGCATCGAAGAACCAAAAATTGAAGCTGAAAACAACAAAAGTGTGATAGGAAAATAACATGGACAACAACGAAGATATGAGAAGAATTCTAGCAGGCTTTAACAAGCTCTCAACTAGAAAAAATATAAGCGAATCTAGATCAATATACGAATGCCCGCCAGATGCCGATATGGGTGCCCCAGCAGAATCGGCCAGTGGCCAAATTAGCATCACCGGGGATGTAGGTGCAATTAGCGCTATGATATCAAAGTTAGCAAGCATTGAATCAAACGGTACTACAAGAAACTTATCAACTGTGGACAATCCGGCAATTCCTGGAGTAGACAGCAATCCGTTTGATAGAGATTCCGATGAAGGCCTTCTTGGTACTGTAGCAGGTAGCGCACTAGGTGCAGCAGGCGGCGCGGCACTAGCAGGGCCAATTGGCGGCGCCGTTGGGGGCGCAGCAGGCGGCGCAATCGGCGACAAGATAACCGACGAGTATGCCAATGAACCCGAAGAAGATTATCGTGACACTGACTACATGATCAAAGACCTTGCTGGAGGTCTTAATCGTGAAAAAGGTGCATATGCAGATGCAGAAGATGGCGACAATCCAATGGCAGTTACCGAAAAGTATACACCTGAGAAGTCCGGCGAGTTCTTTGACGACGATCTTGACTTAACAATTAGCTGGGTTTACGATGATGAATCATACGACGAAATTGAAATATCTGCCTTTGACAAAAACGACAACGAAATTGATCTAGATGACAAGCAAACACGTAATTATCAAGAAATGATCAGAGACGAGATGCAGCGCAACGCAGATGATTACGGCGATCACAAAATGCACCAACGGCAAGACGACCGCGATGCTATGGAGTCGAGGAAAATGGCTGTTGAAGATATCAAAGCTCGCCTTTACAAAGCTCTTTCAGAAGCAAAGCCAGACTTCCTTGATATGGACAAAGATGGCGACAAAAAAGAGCCGATGAAAAAAGCAATTAAAGATAAAAAAGCCGATCCGTTTGCTAAGAAAACAGATAAGGCTGCAAAGGGAAAGTAACCCATGGCACCATCTACCTTAGACGGCGTATTAATTAAGAAAGCCAACCGTCAGGAAACATTCACTGAACAACAAATTGAACAACTAGTTGGGTGCATGGATCCTGATGTTGGCTATCTTTACTTTGCTAAGATGTTTGCATATATTCAGCATCCCCTTAAGGGAAAGCTGTTGTATGATCCGTATGATTATCAGTTAGGATTGATGCACACGTATCACAACTATCGATTCAACATCAATATGATGCCTAGACAAACTGGTAAGACAACTTGTGCAAGTATCTATCTTGCGTGGTTTGCAATGTTCAAGCCGGATCAGACTATCTTGATTGCAGCACACAAATACACAGGTGCACAGGAAATTATGCAGCGTATCCGGTATGTTTACGAATTGTGTCCTGACCACATTAGAGCCGGAGTAACCAGTTACAACAAAGGCTCAATTGAATTTGAAAACGGCTCGCGTATTATCAGTCAAACAACCACACCTACTACAGGACGTGGTTTGGCTATCTCGCTACTATACTGTTTAGATGGCGATACAACTACTGTCCGAGTTCGTAATAAGCATACACTTATTGAAGAAGATATAACTCTTCGAGATTTGTATATCAGGACACACAACCCTAAAAGAATTATCGGGTGATAAGTTTGCATTTGTATAAATACTGCATGGATATAAAAATACAAGCATTTAAGAAACGAAACCAAAAGCGTAACGCGCATTTGTACGAATCGTCATTACAATCGGGCATAGATTATATATTATGTCCTGTAAGTGACGAACGTCTTAGTATGATCAAGACATCGTACATTGAGCGAGTGTTACATATGAGCGTGGCAGAGTACGATAGACTGCACCCAGGAGTTCGGGGAGTTAGCAATGCACGAAAAGCAAACATCAAAAAAGGACTTAGTACAGTTGACTCTGCTACTGGGCTAACTGCTTACGAAACATCGCAAGTTGCTGCCCAACAAACGCTATCTAAGCTAGACGCCGATGGTATTAGTGGATATAGTAAAAAAGGCCAAAAAACTAGAGCAACGCATATGAGCAATGTTGACGAGTTCGGCCGTAACGGTTATTCGCAATTAGCAACTCTTGCAATTACTAAAGGTAACGCAACAAAAGCAGCCAAGGGTCTTATATTAGATCCGGCGCAGCGTAATGAGTTTTATCGGTATAAGTCAGTTGTAACGTATGTCACTGAACAGCATAGACTAGCAATAACCTCGGGTTATAAAACTGGACTTGCCGGAGTTGAAGGTGCACATCATATAGACCATATATTTTCTATTATGCAAGGATACAAAAACCGTGTTAGTCCGTTGCTTATCGGAAGTATACATAACTTACAAATGCTTCCGTGGAAAGAAAACATATCAAAGCACAGTGCGTGCAGTATTACAATAGATTTGTTGTTAACTAACGCTAGTTATACTATTAATAAATCATTGTACGAGTTTGACGTATTTGCTAAGATGATTAATACCGACATGCAGCATGCGGCACCTGTTAGTGGAGCAAGGTTAGTAAAGGAATTCAATGAAACAAATATACGCACCTAATACAGAATATGAAATATTAACTCCTAACGGGTGGGAAGAATTTGAAGGTATTTTCTTAAATGAAAATGCAAATAAAGAATCTTGTAAAATAACATTTACCGACGGTACTTTCGTTACTGCAACGTTAGAACACCGGTTTTTTATTAACGGTGTAGAAACAAGAGTAAATGATATAATTGTAGGTGACAGGTTAGATTCGCACAATACTATTAAAACTGTGGCAGACCTAACATCTGTAGTTTTAGAAGACACTTATGAAATATTTAATGCAGAAAATCATGTAATAATTGCAAATAATATTAACTCTCATCAATGTGATGAATTCGCATTTGTGCAACCAAACATTGCTGAAGAATTTTGGGCATCAATTTCGCCTACACTAGCAACTGGTGGACGCGCAATTATCACAAGCACACCAAACTCAGATGAAGATACATTTGCTACTATTTGGAAAGATGCCGAAAAGAGATTTGACGAATATGGCGTTGAACAAGAATTAGGCATCAATGGATTCCGTAGTTTTATCTCAGAGTGGCACGATCACCCAGATAGAGACGAAGAGTGGAAAAAAGGTGAGGTTGGCCGAATTGGCGAAGAACGATTCAGGCGCGAGTATGGTTGTGTGAGCGCACCTACAATCATCACCCTCCAGGATATACACGGTAATATATTTGACTCAGAAATAGGCAACCTGTTTAGCACCATTAATAAATAATTGCACAAGAACGATTTAACGGAGAATACTGTGAGCGTCGCAATTTACGTCGAATCAAGATTAGATAATAAGACATACTGCAAAACCAATGGTCAATTCACGCGACATTTAAAAACACATAACTTAACGTATCGAGATTACTACGAAAAGTATACAACTGGAACAAGTCCTAGGTGTATATGCGGAGAGAAACTTTCATTTTATCAACACAAAGAAACTTATGCCAACAGTTGCGGGGATCCTAAGTGCGTAGGAGTAAGTGGGTCGACTACAAAGTCACAGTGGACTGCAACCAAAAAACAAATTGATTCCGCTAACAAAAAGAAGGCAGCAGCATTGCGAACAGATGCACAAAAAGAAAAACAACTTAACAAAGCGCAAGCTACGTTTAAAAAGAAGTACGGAGTTGCGTGGGGATCAAAGTTGGAGAGCCAAAAAGAAAAGTCAAGACAGACCAAGCTAGTAAAATATGGCGACGAAAAATACAACAACAGCAAGCAGGCTAGTTTAAGTAGAGTAAACCGTTCTATTGAAGAAAAGAATAAGAGCAACCAACAAAGGCGGGCTACTAACTTAGAAAGATACGGTGTCGAAAACGTACTATTGTCAGGAACAACAGCTAGCAAGATCAACAAAGGCAACTGTACAATAAAAGACTATACAATGCCAGGCGGCAAGGTTGTAGGTGTACGCGGTCATGAACCTTTTGCTTTGGATATATTATTTAACCAGCTGAAATACAGCGAAGATGACATAATTATACACGACGATTATTCAGACTACGCTATCGAGGTATTTAAGTACGTTGCTGAAAATAGACATCACTTAAAATATTACCCCGATATCTTCATTCCTAAAGAAAATAAAATTATCGAAGTCAAGAGTCAA